TGCTGCTTTATTAAGTGCGTCAACTATTGATGATGGTGGAATCACTGTAAAATCAAATATTGCTTTTAAAGAAGTAATTAAAAAACTATCAACAGATGCAATCGTAACTGCTGCAGGATGTGATTTTAATCCAACCTCAACAATTACATTAACTGAAAGAATTTTACAACCGACTGAGTTACAAGTGAACTTACAACTTTGTAAATATGATTTCGTAAACGATTGGGAATCTGAGCAAATGGGCTTCGGTTTAGGTCAATCTTTACCACCTAAATTCTCTGACTTTTTAATAGCACACGTTGCTTCTAAAGTTGCACAGAATACTGAATTTAATATTTGGCAAGGAGATACTACTGCAGGATCTAAAAATTCATTTGATGGATTTGAAAAATTAATCGCTGCTGCAGTAACTGCAGGAGATGTACCTGCAGGTCAGGCTTTAACATCTGTAGCATTAACTGCTGCTAACATTGTAGAAAAAATGTCTGATGTAGTTGAAGCTATTCCTGCTGCATTATATGGAAAAGAAGATTTATTTGTTTATGTTTCTTCTAAAGCTGCAAAACTTTATGTTCAAGCATTAGGAGGTTTCGGAGCAAATGGTCTTGGAGCAAATGGTGTAAATGGATTAGGAACTCAATGGTGGAACAACGGATCATTAAGTATCAACGGAGTTAAGATATTTGTTTGTCCAGGTTTATCTGATGACAAAATGTATGCTGCACAAAAAAGCAACCTATACTTTGGAACAGGATTATTAAATTCTACACAAGAAGTTAAGGTTTTAGATATGGCAGATTTGGATGCTTCAAACAATGTTAGAATGGTAATGCGTTTTACAAGTGGAGTACAATTCGGAATTGCTTCTGATATCGTATCTTACGCATAATTAATTAATTAACCAATAAAATAGGGTAGGTAGAATTTATCTACTTACCCTTTTTTTTTAAAAAAATCATATAAACAATGGCTTGTACATTAACAACAGGTAGAAAAATACCTTGTAAAAGTGCCTTTGGGGGCATTAAAAAAGTATTATTTGCTGATTATGGAACAATAGCTTCTATTGCAGTAGATAGTACAACTAAAGAAGCAACTATCACAGATGGTAGTCCTGCACCAACTTGGTTTGAATATGATGTAAAAGGAAATTCTAGCTTAGAAACAACCGTTACCTCATCTAGAGAAAATGGAACTACCTTTTATACTCAGACTTTAAACTTGACTTTGACATATTTAGATGCTAAAACTCAGGCAGAATTACAAACACTTGCAGTTTCTAGACCTTATATTGTAGTAGTAGATTACTATGGTAACAATTTCCTATGTGGATTTGAAAACGGAATGGAATGCACAGGGGGTACAGTAGTAACAGGTGCAGCTGCAGGAGATTTAAGTGGATTTACTTTAACATTCGAGGGAATGGAAGAAACTGCTCCTTATTTCTTAGATGCAGCAGTAACGGCAGATGCAACACAAATTGATCCAACTGCATAATATAATTATTTAGTTAAAAATTAAGCATCCATAATAGGGTGCTTTTTTTTTGCTTTAGTAATTTTACAAATTAGATGTTTTTTTTCGTTATATTAATAATGATTATACTAACGACATCAGCAACTGCTCAATCTCTATCAGTAATACCAAGAAGCTATGTATCTACTTTTACGTTATCAATAACAGATGATAGTACTAATGTAGAAAAAACTTATAATATTACTAATGCAGTAAATTCAGGTAATTACTTAAATTTTAATAATATCTTTGATCCTATATTAGTTGAGAATCATTTTTACGATTTAAAACTTATAAGCAACGGAGAAGTTATTTTTAAAGATAGAATTTTCTGTACAGACCAAGATATTGACCAATTAAATAATGATTACTATAATTTAAATTCAAATGAATATTTAGATTATAATGGTTATGATAATACTTATTTAGTAAGATGAAAACAAGATTAAGAAATAGCAAGGGACAATTTATAAAAAAATCTAAAACATCAGAGTTTGGATTTATTAATTTAAGTACTTATACAAGTCCTGAAGTTAAAGAAGTAAATGGTGCTGATTGGATTGAATATGGTGCTGATAATAATTACTTTCAGTATTTAATTGATAGATACAATGGTAGTCCAACAAATAATGCAGCTATTAATGGTATTAGTCAGGCTATTTACGGAAAAGGTTTAAATGCTACCGATTCAAGTTCTAAGCCAAATGAGTATGCTCAAATGATTTCTTTGTTTAAAAAAGATGTAGTTAGAAAATTATGCTATGATCTAAAATTAATGGGACAATGTGCTATTCAGGTTATCTATTCTAAGGATAGAAAGACTATTGCACAGATAGAGCATATGCCTATTGAAACTTTAAGGGCAGAAAAATGTAATGAAGATGGAGAAGTACCTGCTTATTATTACTATAAAGATTGGGCAAATATAAAAAGAACAGATATACCTACTAGAATTCCTGCTTTTGGGATGTCTAAAGAAAATATAGAAATATTGTATGTTCAACCATACAAAGCAGGTTTTTATTACTACTCACCTGTGGATTACCAAGGTGGATTACAATATGCAGAGCTTGAAGAAGAAGTATCTAACTATCATTTGAATAATATACTTAATGGTCTAAGTCCTAGTATGTTAATTAATTTTAATAATGGTACACCAAACCAACAAGAAAGGCAATTAATAGAAAATAAAATTGCACAGAAATTTAGTGGGACAAGTAATGCAGGAAAGTTTATTTTAGCTTTTAATGATAATAAAGAAAGTCAAGCAGAAATAACACCTGTTCAATTATCTGATGCACATAACCAATATCAATTTCTTTCTGAAGAATCACAATCTAAAATTCAGGTAGCACATAGAGTTGTATCACCATTTTTATTAGGTATTAAATCTAGTACAGGTTTTTCTAGTAATGCAGATGAAATAAAGACTGCTAGTTTATTAATGGATAACACTGTAATAAGACCATTTCAGGAACTTTTAATAGATAACTTTGATAGAATACTAGCTTACAATGATATTAGCTTAAATCTATACTTTACGACCTTACAGCCATTAGAATTTACTGAAGTAGATACTGAAATTCAAGATAAAGAAACTATTGAAGAAGAAACAGGGGTTGAGATGCAAAAGTTTAGCTTGAAAAAGATAGACGGAAAACAGGCTTATAAAACTAAAGAAGAAGCAGAAAAGGTAGCAGATGAAATGGGATGTGGTGGTTATCACGAACACGAAGTAGAGGGTGTTACTTATTATATGCCTTGCGTAAGCCACGAAGAACTTAAATCACCTTGTTGGGATGGTTACGAACAAAGGGGTATGAAAACCAAAAATGGTAAAAAAGTACCTAATTGTGTTAAGTTAGAAGAAGTTACTTTAGAGTCTTTTGGTGAAGATGAAGATTTATCTGAATGGGAATTAATAGATGAAAGAAAAGTTGATTATGAAGCAGAAGATGCTTTAAATTATCAAATAGATCAACTAAATAAAAAAGGAAAAAGTTTACTTTCTAAATTATGGGAATTTGTATCAACAGGAACTGCTAGACCAAATGCAAAAAGTAGTCAGGATGAATTGGTTGATGGAACACAATTTAAAGTTCGTTATCAATATGCACCTCTAAAAGATACATTTGACAAAGATGGTAAAAATGTTACTAGAGATTTTTGTTCTAAAATGGTAGCAGCTAAAAAGATATATAGAAAAGAAGATATTGAAATGATGAGTAAACAAGCAGTTAATGCAGGATGGGGACCTAGAGGTGCTGACACATACTCAATTTGGTTATACAAGGGTGGAGGTAATTGCCATCATTTTTGGATGCGTAAAACGTATATGAAGAAAGGAAAAGGAAGTATTGATATTAAAAGTCCACTTGCTCCAACTATAAGTGTAAACAAAGCAATAAAAGCAGGGTTTAAACCTGAAAAAAATAGTCCATTAGTTGCAAAGCGACCAATTGATATGCCAAACGAGGGATTTTTACCAACAAATAAAAGAAGATAGATGGCTACACAATTATTCATAAATAGAACAGATCTTGTTAGAAATTCCATTATGGATGGAAATATTTCTACGGACAAGTTTATACAATTTGTCAAGATAGCACAGGAAATAGATGTTCAGCAAATAATGGGAACAGATTTGTATAATGGTTTATCTGCAGCAATGCCAAATATAGAAGATTCTTCTAATGCAAGATGGAAAACAATTTTAGATGACTATATTGTACCTATGTTAATTTGGTATGCTCAATCTAATTATTATCCATTTGCTGCATATCAGGTTAAACAAGGTGGGGTATTTAAACATACGTCAGAAAATTCTATTTCAGTAGATAAAAACGAAGTAGATTTTTTAGTTGAGAAAGCAAGAACAAATGCTGAATGGTATTCTAGAAGATTTATTGATTTTATGAGTTTTAACCAAGCTACTTATCCTGAATACACTAGCAATACGAACGATGATATTTATCCAAGTTATGATTCAACATTTAATGGGTGGGTATTATGATCTACAAGCCTAAGAAAAAAAATATAGAAAAGTTAAAAGTCTTTTTAAAAAAAAGAAATAAAAAAATAAAGAATGGCAAACGAAATTTATAGTACAAGTTGGTGGGGAAGTCCTATGGAAATTGGATGGGGAAGCATTTATTATCGTTTCGCTTTTCCAAGTGCTATTCCTGCTTTATTAGTTACCTTAGATAACAGAGCATCTTATTACGAGAATGTAACTTGTACAACTGCAACATTAACCGAATTAGAAAACATAGAATAAGATGGCAGATAATTTATTAGATAAAGCATCAATATTACTTACACCAACTGCATACGACAATGGCAGAATGTTAAGTGTAAAGCCAAATGAAAATTTATATGGCTCAGAGCTTGTAACAAACGGAGATTTTTCTACGGATAGTAATTGGACTAAGGGTGTAGGTATAACTATATCGGGAGGTTCTGCTAATTTTACTGGTAATTCTAATGCTTTTTTAACGCAATCAAGTGTAGTTTCTTCTGGT